CCCCGTTTCCATAATCCCGAGCTTTTCGTGTGCGAAGGGAAGGTAGGTGATAATTTAAGGTTAGTTAATATTCTTAATAAATCTTTTTTAATTTTAATAAATCTTTTTTGTTTTTTTTTTTAGGTAGGTCTTTTGTAATCTTTTTTATTCTGCAGCTTTCTTTTCCTTTGTCTTACGAGGTGGCTTTTGATTCTTTTTTAATTCCTCATTTTCTTTTTTGAGATATTCTAAATAACTTTTCATTTCATCTAGTTCATCATTAGTTTCGTGATGTTCCTTTAATTCATCAATCTCCTTTTCCAACTTTCCAATTTCCCGTCCCGATTCTTTTGCGTCTTTAAAAGAAACTTTTTGTTGTTCCTTATAATCGGTAATAGCTGCTTTGAGCTCGTTGATAGTTTCATCTCGGCGTCCTATGCGGCTTTTCAAATCATTAACCTCTTGGCTTTGGTCTATGATTTCAACCTCTTTTGATTCGGCTAGTTTTACATTAAGGTCAAACATCTTATCATTTAATAGATTAACCATATTTTCGGCAAATTCCATTTTAGCTTCCATCTCATCTTTTTCTTTTTTAAGCTGCTGGTTTGCGATTGCTAGGTCTCCTACGGAGGTCTTTGCCTTACTAACCTTTTCGGGTTTTTCTTTCAACCATTCATCGTAAGCTGGATTGATGATTGCCTTATTCTTTTCGGTGTTTCGGGATAATTCTAAAGCTTCAATTGCCTTATGTTCTTTATCTTTTGCGTCCAAACCATCTAGCCCGTGATTCATAATGGCGTTGGCTATGTTGTTGCGGATATGTTTTTTCCATTCCTGTAATCCCTTATACATTTCCTTACCGTGTTTTACTCCTAACTTATATTCTAATGCGATAGGGCATATGAAATAAAAGGATTGGTTTTTGTTAGGGTTGTTGGTTTCGGCGGAAAGGTATTGGGGAGGGGCGCTCATCGTTCTTACTATACTATATATTAAAATCCTTAAGCCTATTTATATTCTATAGTATTCAATCTTATTTACTTTACTTGGTATGGTGGTGGTTATACTATATAGGTGGTGTGTTCTTTAAGCGAAAAATATCAAAAAAATTTTCCTAGATAATATACTTAAGAAATTAAATCTTATATATAATATAGAAATATGAATTACCAAACACTTTACAAATCTGTTCCTAAAGAATGTATTAAATGCAGCACAACGGATAAAGATAAAGGATACCCTATGTGCTATAGTTGTTTTTTAATCTGGGACTCACCACCAGTTGATAAAGGTTTTATGTTTGTAGATGATGATTAATAATTTTTTATGAATACCTCTTTACGTGCCTTAACACCTATATCCTTTTGACCTGTCCCCGTTATAGTTAAACCCTTAATATTAAAACCTTTAAAAATTTCCCTAACGTTTGCAGAATCATTTAAACTTAATAAGAACTTACCTTTAATACCTTTTAAAACTTTAGCTAGGTCATCTAGATTAATATCACCTTCTTTATATAAATTGTCTTTTGTTGAACCTTCATATGGTGGGTCTAAATAAAAGAATGTTTTTGCACCGTCTTGACTTCTTATAACTGTTTTATAATCTTGACTTAATATAGTTGTGTTTTTCATAAACTCTTTATATTCATCTAGTTTCTTTAACTTTGTATAAATATTAGTTTCCTTATATAACTTACCAATACCTTTAGTTCCAAATGTGCTACAAGACATATATAATCTTTTAGCCAGTCTATCCATATCATTAGTAGGTGTCTTAAGAACAAATGCGTTCATTTGAGCTAAAGGTAATTTATTAAACTTCTCAATATTTCCACTGACTCCATTCTTAAGTTGTTTCCAACCAGCAATAAAGTCTGTATCTAAATCATTTATAACAGATTTCTTTTCGGGGTCGCTCATATGAAAATAAACAGCTCCCGAACCTACAAAAGGTTCTACAAACTTATCATAATCTTTAGGAGCTTTATTTTTAATAAGCTCTCTAATAGGTTTTTTACTTCCTACTCTGCAGAAAAATGTGCTAGGTCTAGTCATTCTTTACTATTTACAAACATTTTTTTATTATCTTCTAATATCTTCTTATATCTATTAGAATATTTTTCCCAAAAAATAGTTCCATAACAGTTAGAGTGGCGACTTTTAAGGTGATTAGTAATATAGTTCTTTGCTAATAACTTGCAGCATATAGGACATTCCACTTTAGAATTTACATAACCTTTATCCATTTCCTTTAATTTAATACAATATTTTATACTGCGCTAGTATGTGGCGAAGGTGGTTCTAAACTTATTTCGTGATTACTTAACACCTCTCTCTTACATTTAAAGCAACCGAAGCAACAACTAATATCGCCGCACCTACTTTTTCTTAATGATGAGAATATTAACGTAATCAATCCACCGACAGATGCTATAAGACCTAGTATAAAGGATTCACTTAATTCGGTGTTGTTATCAACCATACTTATTATAAACAGTCATTTAAATACTTTAACATATCTAGGTTTAGGGTCTTCTTTAATTAAAATAGTAGGGTCTTTAATTTTTGTAAATAATTTACTAGGGTCGGGACATTTCGGCATCTTTTATATAAGTATATATTTTAATTTCCTATGTATTCAAATTTAACATAATATACTATTACTTGAGTTGTGTATGGTGTGCTAGTGCCGTGTTCTATTACCACTTGGAACTTGGTGTTGTCCGCAGGTGATTTATCACTAGTTCCTACATTTGAAGATATAAAAGGAATTGCACTAGCAACAGTATTAGTAGAAGCATTATGCTGCTGGACTGTAATAGCGAAGTCTTGTAAGACATTAGTGAAAGGTGTAGCAACTTCAAAAGTGGAATAAGTATCTTGAGAAGGTAAGGGGTGACCGAACACAGCAATAGAAGTATTACCAGCTGCTAAAATAAAAGTTGTAATACCCGCTGCTGGAGTTATAGCAGTTAAAGCAACTGGATTTACTAAAGTTCCAAACTTGGTTCGTGTATATGCGGGTGGTGTATTGAATTGAACTTGATTATTAAACTTGGAAGCACTTCCAGCATCTACTAACATACCTCCTTTAAGTCTAGTAAGTCCAGCAGTATCAACTGTAAGATTACCTCCTACTTCCCAGTTCCCAGTGACCGCACCACTAGCGCCTTCTAATTTACTACTCGCAATAATTTCATTACCATTAACATTACCTCCAGCGGTGATTGCACCGTTAGTGACTATTGTATTTACATTATTAATATCTTGATTACCTCCAGCAAGTAAAACAGTCATAGGGTTATTTACAAACCCAGTTGGTATAGGTGGATTGAGTGTGGTATAGTTTAAAGTTCCAGTTGTAATTGCGTTCGCATTAGTTAAGTCATTACCACCACAATCTAAATTACCAGTTAATGGATTATTTACAAAACCACCAATAGGTGGATTAAGACTGGTGTAGTTTAATTTATCAATTGTGAGTGTTCCTCCATAAGCATCAGCACCGATAGAAGACATTTATATTATCTAAACATTTTAATTTTCAACACCCCGAACTCTGCCAAGAACTAAAAGTAAAAGGTTGTTGTGAGATTTCCATACCAAATTTCCCAACACGGTCTTTCTTAATAAATGCTATAGGGTCTAATCCAGTAATAGGTTTAGCCACAACATTAGATTTATTAAAACCTCTTCCTTTACCAGCATTAATTCTTTTGTTAGGCATTTCATTAACCTCGCAGCAAGGGAGACTAATTTGGTATTGAGGGTTTATGCCGATTTGTTTTTGTGGTGAAGTAATATCATCTATAGTTTTAAATAGCATTTTCTTTTGCGCAGTAGGGTTAGGTGCAGTTTGTCTAGAACCCCAATTTTCAAAGTGAGGTGTATATCGTGAGGCACACGCTGGTTTTCCTTTTAAACTCTTAAAAGATTTAATACTTGTATTTACAAGGGGTTCAGTCATATTTATTATATATAAACATTTTAATTTGCTAATATATCTTAAATGAAGACTTATATACTTTTTAGATTTTTACCTTTAAGTTTAGGTATCTCTTTAAGTAAGTCTTTATCGTGATTCAATTTTTTCTTACCTTCCATTTTATTAACGAAAGAATAAACACGTCCCATAGCCCACTGTTCTTTAGACTTAACTTGAGGTCTAACAGATTTAGGATTTGTTTTAAAAGCACCTACTCCTCTATCATATACGTCATCAAGAACTTTCATCGGGACTTTACTAATTTTACTAATTTCTTTTTTGGAATGTGGTTCTTCCTTTTTAAACTTATGTCTTTTATTATACTCTTCCTTATTAGTCATTTAATATACTTAAGAAAATAAATCTTATTTAGAGTGGGTGTATTATTAGAGAAGGTTCTCAAAACAAGACAGCGATATTTTTACCGACTCCCGCTCGTAATTCTGCAGTTGTGTCTAGCATAACAAAGGCTGAAAGAATGGCGGTTGTTCCTTCACCCGCTGGGGCAGCGGCAGCTGCTGGGATTACTTGACCTCTCATATTCCAGGTCATCATAGTGTTAATACCTCTTGAGTTGAATCCACTCTTAACACCTACTCCATAGCGGGTTGGGTGAGACAGAAGTTGTCCGCATACGAACTTACCGTCAAAAAAGGATTCTTTAGATGTGACCAGAGTGCCTCGTGCGCCAACACCAACTTTATCGGGAACGTAATTTACATCAGCGAGTGCGTCCATAATGTCGGCAGCATACTGGGGCATCTGCACATTATTAAGAGACCAGTTGTAGCGGAGAGTCCCTGCTTTCTTAACCGCACTATTGTAAGAACGGAATCGTAAGAAATTAGCAACAAAAGCACCCGCACCTGGAGCACCGTTTGAAACAGCTTTAGGTATAAGACCGACGCTTTGGTAATTTGAGTCTCTGTAAATTCCTAGAATGGAATCAATTGACCCACTTGAGAGTGAAAAACGTGTAGTGGAAGCACCTGATGTAATGTTATCAAGTGAGAAGGTGTATTGTTCTTTGTAGTTAAGTGGGAGATAGTCATCAGCTTCAAGGCGGTCTCGGAGCATCTTGTTATAGATTGGGTTAAGGGAGCAACTATCAACTGTGAAGAAGATGTTGTTTAATGAGTAGCTCATCGCTTCAGCTGCTGTTTGAGCCCCAGCAGTCCCGAGAGGCACACCAAGAGCAACAGCTGTTCGTTTTGGAACTAGGACTGCGTTGGGTGCTAGGGTGATGCGCACCTGAATTTGACCCCAGATAGATGTATCTATGAATCGGGTGCTTCTTTCACCTAGAAACCCACACCAGTCAGCGACAACTAAAGATTCATCATCTACAGCATCGGCAGAGTCAATCTCGTAATGAGAAAGAGCACGGTCGACAGAGGAGGCACGGTCAATAGAACCTTCGCCAAGTTTTTTCATTTGAAAGACGGTGTTCCACTCGGAAGCACCTTGTTCTACAGCAATACCATTTAAATTCACCTCTACACGTTGGATAAGTGTTTGAGCGGCATCATTAGGTAATTTAGCAAAGACTACATCAGCACCCGCTCCGTTTTGGTTAGTGAGTGCGTCATAGTGTAAGCGGAATGAAGACAGGTCTAGACACGCACCTTCTGGGAGATTAACAGTGATGATACGTCCAGCGGAGGCTGTTTCCGCCGAGACCGTCTCGAGACGGAAACGGTTTCTGGAATACTGACTCATAGAATCCACCATATAGCGCACGTTTTCGGGGATAAATTTACCCTCCATATCTTCTACCTCATCGTAAGAGAGAGCCATTTTTATAATAGGTTAATATTTTAATTTTGGAGAAACCTTTAACGAACTTAATTCATCGTGAGACTTTCGTAATCCTTACTAACGTTTCTAATATTTAATTTTCTACTATCGGGAGGAAGGTCATCAACCAATACTTCCCAGCGAAAACTCATCTTGAAGCTGAGGTTTCCCGCTTCAGCTTGTCCTTCAGCCACCTCTTGAATGAGGCGACCCTTATCATCTGTAATTGTAAAATACACTTGACTTAATTGTGTTTGACTTAAATACATACTAAACAAACTGTTAGGGTCTTCAAAAGATACAAATTCAAACTCTGGGTCAAAATAAGCACGACTTAAGGGAATTCTAGCGAATATCTGTGTTGGAGTAAGTCCTTGTTGATTTGGTAGGTCTTTTTCAAAACCGAATGTTTGATAGTTTCCACTGTGAAGATTTGTTCTAATATAAATTGCTTCTAAAGTATTTAATGCAGCAACGAAAGGTGAAATGTGCGGACCTACACCTACTGTATTTCTAAAGGCATTTACTGGAGTCCCACCCCAACCATCACGAGTTGGAATAGCTCCTAATAATTCTTGAGAGTCATTAAAGAAACCTCCGTTGCTTACAGTTGCTGGTTGGAAACCGTCATTAATTTTTACTTGGAAGCATACTAGATAAGCACCAGCTGCTACACCAGCACCTAAAGTAATTGTATATTTTCTTAAGATAGGGTCATAGGTGACTGTTGAACCAGCTACTACTGCTACAACTGCTGTTTGGATTGCTGTGGTTAGTAAAGCAAAAGTATCATATGTTCCTTGAGCTATAACAATCGGGGTATATACACCACCACCCGCTGGGTCATAAAGGAAGAAGGTGTTATTAGAGGGATTAACATTATACCAGTTTCTGCGCATCTCGAAGGAACTTAACACCATACGCATAATTTCACCTGGCGCTATGCTAAATGCACTTGAAGGGAAGTTGATTTTACTTATCTGCCCATTACCGATACTATTGATTTCACTATCTACAAAGACGTTTCGTGCGAACTTAACCTTCATTTTATAATAAACAAATATTTTAATTGAGGTTTAATCTTTACTCAACAATAATAGGTGGTGCTGGAATTGGATTTGCTTCACTAGCATCTAAAACACTTACTGACTGAATAATATAATCTTCGGGTTTCATAGGTTCTTCGTGTTTAAGTTCCCCACTTTTAATTTGAGCTACAAGGTCATCAACTTTATCTTTTTTCATTCTAACAACTGTATCACACATAAACTCATCAAGCATAGGATATTCTTTAATTAGAAATTCCTTTTGTTTAACTTGAAATGGTGTAAGGTCAGCAATCTTTTTAACTTCTTGAAGGTTCGTCATTCTTTAATATACTGTAGAAAAAAATTCACGGAACTATAAACACGTCAAGATTTTTTCTAAACATACTCGGGTGGTTTTCCTTTTTATGGAAATCTATTAAAAGCATATCAAACTTGGAGTCTTTAGTTGCTTGTTGATGAACCGCCATAAACTCATCTTTACTTATCTCTCCACCACACTCTTCGGCGATGTCTAAAAGTTCTTTATCACTTTTTGTTCGTCCAACTGCTAGAGAGGTGCAATTCGACCTTATACATTTTGAGATACCGCCCGAGGCGCACTTATACGACTGAATAAGAAAGTAAAGACTCGCACCTACACTACCGCCTTCTGTGAGTTGTCCCAAATGTCTGTGGTAAATTGTAAGGGCATTAAGCTTACGTATGCCTTTTGTAAAGATACCCGAACCTAAACAGTCATCAAATAAAATAGCTATACAAGGTTTTTTACCGTTGTATCTGTGAGTAGGTGGTTCAAAGTTTCCATTAATATAAAAGCTCATAAGTAAGTCATCACTAATATTATTTTGTTCGTCATTTAACTTTCGCATAAGTTCTTTATACTTTTTTTTATCTTCGTGGTATTTTTCATAATCATCTCTCTCACCTTCTATCTTTGCTTTAATATCATCTAAAAGAGAAATATCATCGGGGTTCTCATAAATATCTTCGGGTTCTATCTTTAACCTACTCATTAATGTCTTATTACTTTTAATAGATGGTGATACGACTATTGTGCGGTCGTAAGGCATTCGCTCCATTAGATTAACAACGAAGGTAGTTTTCCCTTGACCTCTAGGCGCAACAACTAAACAGTTTTGGTGCGCTTTAGGTAGCATAGCTGCAGTCTCATATGTAAAGGGACTTCCATCGGGAACTTTAATTTCTAAACCTTTTACCTTAATCTCTTTCATATTTACTATTATACAATATTTTATAATTAAGGCTCTTCGTAGTATGTCTTACCACCACGTGTAAATGAACCATCAGCATTATTAACATCTTGACTTAATGTTTGTTGTTGTGCTGCTTCACTTGATTCCGCTCTATCCACTATACCTTGACCTTGTTCGCTTAATTCTGTAGCGCTTTCTCCAGTAAAACCTTTTCCTTCACTTGCGGTAAGGTATTGACTTAAAGTTAAACCCATCTCCTCAGCCATATCTCTATCAGCTTGAAGTTCGGCATCTTGTTTAGCACGTCCAGTTAAACCCGCAAGAAAACTTACTAAAGCTGGAGGTTTGGACTTAGGTGGTGGTTTCCCCTTCTTTAATCCTAATAGGTCTCTTATGTGTGCCTTTTCTTCGGGCATCAATCCCATACCCATAGTGTCTATTAAATCCACCATAGTAGCACCTGGGTCTAGGATACCTTCAAAGGCTAAACCTTTAACTGTATCTGCTGCTAGGAATGCTTGACTTTTAGCTTCTTCTTTAGGGTCTTCATATACTGGTGCGAACATTTCAGCACCTACAACTCCTAAAGCACCCTTGCCTAACATACTAGCAACTCCAGTAGCACTTCCTAAAACATTTCTTAATTTTGTTGTTCTTACATTTTCAACCATACCTTCTCGCATAGTTGGATTATCGTGATAGAACTGCTCTACTCCGTGTTGTTCTATCATATTAGTTTCAGTTCCTAATGAAGCATTAAGTCTTTCAACTTCCATATGTTCGGGTGTAAGTCTTTCGTGACCCGCACTAACTATATCACCTATAGTTCTAAAGGCTTTTACTTTAGTTCCTTCTTTAGCACCTTCGGGGTTAGTCATATCTTTAAAGGGATTGTCGGCTGCATTAAAAGTATATGCCTTACTTCCAAATATTTCTGCTTGACGACGAGCATTACCTCCACCGTTAGAGTGTCCCGTAAAAACAATATCTTCGGGAGATACACCTAACTCACTTGCTACACTTCTAACTGCTTTAGTTGAAGATTTGTATCGTTGTGTCTTCTCGGGGTTTCCCATCACGGTGTGCGCATTCACCCACCAATCTTCTATATTAGTTGCTCTTTCGGGATTTTCCATAATAGTCTTAACATCTGCAAACTTGGTATCACTTCCTCTAAAACTCATTACCACTTCTCCAGTTGTGCTATTTCTTAATACGGTATAATCTTTTGTTGATAATGGTTCTAACACCTGAAAATCAACGAAGTCGGGAATGTAATCACCATTAGCAATAATCTCTTCAGCTCCAACTGTATCACCATAACCTTTTTTATATGCGACATCACTTAAGCGACCGTATTTATGTTGTTCTAAACTTTCCTTAACTGTTTCAGTTCCTAAACCTATTTTTTGTAAAGCACCAACCTTTCCTTTTGTTTTTAACTCTTGAAACTTTTCATTTAATTCTTTAAGTCCTATCAAAGCTGACTCGGGGAGTTCTTTATTTTCGGGTTCATCAAAACCTATTACAGTTCTATCTGCTTGTTCTACAACACCCTTACGTCTAGGTGGTGGTTTATAATTAGGATTACCTTTACGTCTTGTTGGAACTGTTCCAGTTTTTTCAATAATACCTTTACGACGAACTGGAGCTGAAGCTGAAGCTACTTCCATAACACCTTGACGTCTTATAGGTGGGGTGTATTCAACAGTTCCTTTACGACGAATAGGTTGAGGTAATCCTAATGATGTAGTATGATTACCGTGTTGATGTGGTGGTTTAGTATAGAAATCCTTTACACATAACTCGGGATATTTTTCACAAAAGGTCTTTCTATCACTCATATTTATTATAAAGCAATATTATTATGCTGGTATGTATGTCGGTGGAACATAACCACCTTCATCGGTTTCACGTGGAAGGTCGTCCATAGTTCTTATAGGTGGTGCTGGTAGTCTTAAGGTTGGTGCTTGTCGTGTATCCATACCCATACCACTTACACGTGTTTCACCAGTAGGAGCTTCTTCAAATTGTGCGAAACGTTCTTCTTGTTGTAAGATTGCTTCACCTAATTCTGTTTCAGTTATTCTACCCATCTCATATTGTGCTATAAGTTGTTGTATTTGTTGTCCTACTCTATCTTCTATAGCAACTGCACTAGCTGGTGGTGAGTCATAATCACGCTCTGCGAGTGTCGGTGGCTCACTGCCGCTCTCGCTTTCGGTCAAAAAAGCATAACCTCCACTACTTCTTTCACTTAAAGTATTATCCTCAATACCATCATCATAGATAGCTCGGAGTTGGTCGTTGCCCGAACTTATTACTTGACCTATACGAACCTTATCACGGACATCGGGATAAAGAATAGTCATAAGTTTCGCATCATCAACAGATACTTTATTATTTTTTCTAAATAGGTTAAGACCTTGTTGTAATTGGTTTTTGTTAGAGAAGCCAGTTCGCAGTTTATCTTTAATTGATAGTTCTACACAGTGCTTTCTTTTGTAAGCATCATATTTATCCAAGTAATCCATTTTATTATAAGCAAATATTAAAATATTGGTATAGAATAAATGACGTCTTTAGGAGATAATGCTTTTGTTGGAACGTTAAACTATAAACAGTTAGTGCCTCCTATAGTGGTAGGTGTTGATAGTCTTCAAGCCACCTGCGATATAGGTAATACAACAACCACCGATATTAAACTGCAGGGGGCTAGTGGGTCTTTACTTCTTGAAGGTTCAACAGCACCTAACATTAGTTTTTTAGGAGAAGATATAAGAATTAATAAAGCAACAGAATTTAAAAATATTTCAATTGGTTATGAGGTTGGAACTGCTGCCGATAATAAAACAGTTGAGATTGGTAATAATATTACTAATGCTGGAGGTGAATGTGTGTGTATTGGAAATGATATTGCTACTGGTGTTATAGGACAAGGTAAGTTCAGTGTTGCTATTGGTAAGGGAGCGGGTCAAACAGTAATGGGTGCTTCGTGTGTGGCGATAGGCACTAACGCAGGGAATACAAATCAAGGCACAGGCACTTTACCAGCGAGTGGGTCGGTCGCTATTGGATTTAACGCAGGGAGTGAAAATCAAGGTGGGTCATCGGTAGCTATTGGAAAGGGTGCTGGAACTGCCGACCAAAAAATAGAGTGTGTGGCTGTTGGAATAAACGCAGGGGGTTCTCGTCAGCAAACAGGTGCTATTGCCATAGGAGGTGGAGCGGGTGCTTCACGACAGGGAACTAATTCTATTGCTTTAGGTTATGCTTGTTGCCAAGATACTCAAGGGAACGATAGTATTGCTATTGGAAGTCTTGGTCTTGCCTTTCCTTCTGGTTCAATTGGTATTAATGCTGGAGGTGTTGTTTTAAGTCCATCAACACTAAATCCTTCTCTCTTTATTAATCCTATAAGAGGTGCTTCTAATCCCGCTGGAGGTATTGCTAATAGTTTATGGTGGAATGCTGTGACTAAAGAAGTTGCCTATCATATTCCATAAATATAATATTAGTATATAGTAAATGGTTGAAGAAAAGAAAGAGATTATAAGAACTCCTTTAAACTTACATAATCTTCCAACTAGTGCTGAGGAATTAAAAGACGGTGATGTATGGAATAATAGAGGTGTGTTGAATATTGTAATTGCCTTTGATAAGGTTGAAAAATAAAATATTTGCTTAATATAAAATGACTTCTTTAGGCGAAGATGCTTATGCGGGAACTCTGCACTGTAATAGACTTTTAGCTAACAATCCATCTATACCACACGAAATTACTGGCGACCTTCAAATTGACGGACGATTAACACAGAAAGGTGCTGCTGATTTTGAAAAAACAGTCACACTAACTTCAACTGCTGACCTTGAAGCCAACGGAGAAGTTAAGATGGCTAACGCTAGTATCTTTATGTTTGGTATCCCTACAACTGACCCAGCTGTTGCTGGTAGATTGTTTAGAACTGGAACAGATTTAAAAGTAAGTTTAGGATAAATAGAAAGCTTCAGTAAAAAATTAAAATGTTTGCTTACTGTAAATGACTGACCCGATTGAAGAGATTGAACCCGTTGTAGAAAAACCTAGTAAGGTTAAAAAAACACGCAGTCCCGAACAACTGGAAGTTCTAGCTAAAGCACGTGCTAAAGCTATGGAGGTTCGTAAAGCTAATGCTGAATTACGTAAGCAAGAAAAAGATATAGAGAAAGCAGAGAAGGAACAGAAACTTAAGGAGCGTAAAGCAAAAGTGGATAAATATAATAAGCCAGTTGTAGAACAAGAAGATTATGTTGAACCTATAGTAATAAAAAAGAAAGCTCCAAAGAAAAAAAAGATTATAGTAGTTGAAGAAAGTGATAGCGAATCTAGTGATGAAGAAGAGGTAGTCATCGTTAAAAAGAAAAAGAAACCTATTGTCCGCACGGAAACGATTAGACAGCCAGTGCCTCAAATAGACCAACGCAAACTTAAAGCTCAAAAGAACTATAATACTTTATATAAACAAATGTTCTCACTATCATAAAAATATCGTATTATTATAAATGTGGTTGTTAGATGTAAAGAAATCAACTAAACCAGAAAAAAAATATACAGCGACCTTTTGTAAATGTGAAAAGAAAAATGCTTGTAAAGGCTCAAATCATAAGATAGTGCATTTCGGTTCTAAAGGAAGCGAGACTTTTATTGATTCTCAAGATAAGGTTAAACGAGCTAATTACCTAGCCCGTCATCGGGCAAATGAAGATTGGGATAACCCTACCACCGCTGGAGCTTTAAGCAGATGGCTTTTATGGAATCTTCCAACACTTAGTGCTAGTATAGCATTCTTTAAAAAGAAGTTTAAACTTTAATAAGGTTCTCTCTTTTTATATAGCAATACTTTTTAACCTCCTTTCTCCCTCTATCAAATCTTCCACCATACCTAACATTATAGTTATATTCTTCTTGATGCTTAAAGTAATAAAGTCCATCAGTAAAACTAAAGCAGAATATAATTGTCTTATCATTATTTTTATTAGCATACTCAATCTTATTCAATCCTATCATAGTATCGGGGTAGGTGGTTGAAGCACACTTACGAGTCTTTAACTCTACTAACGTTTTAGGACTTTCAAAATCAAATATAGCAAAATGGTCTTCTGTTGGTGTGAGCTCTTCGTCAAAGGTATCTTTAATTAAAGTGTATAGATTTGTTTCACTTTTTAATCCAAAATCCATATCGCACATTCTATATATTATATATTTATTTTAATTTTATAGAATATACTTAAGAAAATAAAATGTTGTATATACTATAGAAATGTCTGCAGAGATTAAAAGATATGCTAAACCCGAAGGTTTCAAAGGGAGGGGTCAAGGGAACGGCAACTATAAGAAGTATAAATGGTCTATAACTATGTTTGATAAAGACACCAATACTTTTAAGAGAGGTAAGTTCTCAACCATTAAGGATATGAATGAAGGAATGTCTTTAGCACTTACAGGTGATATTGTGTGGCGACTTACTACTGGTAATAGAGTTGATGTTAGTCAAAGGAATAAGGACAACAGCTTTTTAAGCCGCTACGGAAACATTAGTATAGAAAAAATTGACGAATTAAAATAAATCGCTTAAAGAAATAATAAACTATAGGATAAGAAATAAATGGTTTTATTAAATCTAGAATAAAATGCTTAAGGATTTTAATTGTATTATATTCAAGACAAAATAAAAATGTTTGGTTATGATATAGATATGGATAACGAACGCAAAATTATCTTACGAAACTATTTTGACTTCAAAAACATAAGAACCGTTAGAAGAGAAATGGGTATTGATGATATAGATGAAGTATGGGATAACTTATGGGAAACATACAAAGCATTAACAGCAAAACCTAAACGCAAAAAGAAAAGCAAACTTAAGATAGCAACTGCAAAACAACGTAAGAAAATTAAAAAGAAAAAAGATAAACTAAAAAAAGATAAAGCATTTCAAACTATTCTTACAAATTTTAGGACATACATAGCTAGACGTAGAGCTAGACGTATAGAACAAAATGCTATAGAAGGTAATGTAAGAACTAGAACTTATACACCACAATTTACAATACCTTATAAACAAACAAACCTTAATAGACTAACTAGTTTAGTTATGACTAACTTTTTTGACCCTTTACAACCGCAGCACGTTGTTATAAGATTTAGGTTTTTTGTAATGTTTTCCGACGGAACTATTATGTATCAAAACCGAACTATATTTGAAGCTAATTATACTAGGGCAAACCGAGTTGATTTTATAGCTAGGTTAAGAAATCGTATTAATGAAAATATAGATACTGGTTTTGGTAATACAAAAGGGTATGAAGCTTTTGTAATTAATGTTCGTATTACATCAACCGCCCGACCAGATTTAGTAGGGGGTTGCGCTGGAAGGGACTGCAAAGATGGAAAGTATGTAAAGTTTGGGGGAGTTAATACGTGGAAAACTTTTAATCCTAAAGGTAATGAAACTAGTAATAACTGCCTATTTAAATGTTTAGGGGTAAAAGGTATTACAATAAGAAAAGAATTAGGTATTAAAAAAGATATACCTATTAAGATTGACTTACTTCCAACTATAAGCGACCATCTTAAAATAGGCATAATTGTTTATGACGCTCAAAAAAGAGAGATACTTAATTACGGGCATAAATACGATAAGGTAGTTGAATTGATATTATCTCATCAACATTATTTACTAGTAGTAGATAAATCTAAAAAATGTTTAGAATGCGGTAAGGTTTGGTATAAGGAACATTTATGTAATCATAAACGAAGAAAGTTTTGGGCTTATAAAAATGGCGAAAAGGTTGTTAAAGTTCCAACAACAAAGAAAAGAACCGAACCAATTGATTATGATAAGAATGTAGTATATTATGATTTTGAAACTTTTACACCTAAAAACCAATTTGAGGTATATGCTGCGGGATACTACGACGCACTTACGGGCAAACCCGAAAACTTTTATGGTAGAGATAGTTTAAGGGACTTTGTAAAACATATTAATACATTAGAAGATAAAACTTTTATAGCGCATAATGGAGCTAGGTTTGATTGTTATTTTGTAGTTAATGAAATGCTAAAACAAAATATAGATGTAAAAGATTTTATAATGAATAATGGTGCAATTATGAGTTTTAAGTTTGGTAATGGAAATAAGATGTTAGATAGTTGCTGTTTTATTAGTAGCGCATTATCATCGGCTGGAAAAAGTTTTAAGATACCAAAAGAATATTGGAAAAGTGAATTCAATCATAATAAAATTCAAAGCTGGAATGATGTTGAAAGTCATAAGAAAGAGGTTCTGGCTTATTTGGATTTAGATGTTTATTGTTTAAAATATGTATGGGAAGCTTTTAGCGATACAATCTATAATAAGTTTAATATTCATACAATAGATTTTTTAACAACGAGCTCTATGACTTACGCATTATGGCAGTTAGTAAATCAATCAACTATTATAATGCCCTCAGAAGATGAATTAAACTTTATACAAAAATCCACATATGGCGCAAATGTATATCCAGTTAAGAAACATTTCAAAAGTAAGGAACACGATGATATAGTAGATGGAAAAATAAAGTATAAAGATATGACCGATTACCTTATGATTATGGACGTTGTAAGTTTATATCCTACTAGTATGTTAAATAAATATCCAGTTGGTAAAGCTAGATGGACGGAAACATACGAACCCGATTTAATGGGTATATGGGAAATTTCTTTTACACCTCCTAAAAATATATTGTTTTCGCAATTACCTAGAAAAGTAAATGGTGGAATTAGACATTCATTAGAAAAAGGTAAAGGGGTTTATAATAGTATAGATATAGCTAGGGCTATAGATGCTGGATATATTATTGATAAAGTGCATAAAGGGTTAGTATGGGATACGGCGGAAAATGTTTTTGCTAATTATATTGAAGAGGTATTTGAATTAAAATGTAAAGCTAAAACAGATGATGATGATGTAATGTATGCTATATCTAAATTACTATTGAATGGGTTATATGGTAAAACATTACAAAAACCTATCTTTCATAAATCTAGTATTATTAGCGACCATAATGACGCTTTGGATTTTATTGATAAACACGAAACTATTACAGATGTAAATATACTTAACGATAATTTTGTATTATATTCTGGGGAGTTAGCTCCCGAAAATAAAGCCGATGCGATTACAAAACCAACGCAATTAGGTTCATTTGTTTTAGGATATTCTAGAACTATTATGTATGATATAATTAAGGCTATAGACCCTACATTAAAAGAACCGTGTTTCTATTATACCGATACCGATTGCTTACATATTCACGGAAAAGATATGCCTAAAATAAAACATCTATTAGGCGATGATTTAGGGCAATTGAATAGCGACCTTAAAAAAGAAGGTAGAATTATAGAAGGTATATATTTATCACCTAAACAATATACGGTATCTTATATAGGAGATGATGATATAGTTAATGGTAAGTATAAATGTAAGGGTATAGCAAATCAATACCTAAATCCCGATATGTATCAAAAAGCGGTATATAAAAAAGAAGGAACGGAATTAGTTATGACGGATAGATTTAAAAAGATACATTACAAACAAAATAGTAATCAAAAAGAATATTCACAATTTTCGGTTCATTTAGAAGATGTATCTAGAACCTTTTATAAGAATGAATGGGAAGGTAGAACCTTTATGGGTAATTGCAGTTATCCATTAGGGCATCAATTTCCAACTATGAAACTATTAACGGATACGGGATTACCTATTGATGTTGCTAGAATGATTATGAATAAGATGTAAAAAATAACTTAAGAAATATAAACTATATATAATAAAGTAAGTATGCCTAT